CCTTCTGAACGAATGCGCCGCATGCCAGCTAAAATTGCATCCGTATTAGCTGCCATATTGCCAGAAGCACCATCTTCGTAGTCCAAAGCAACGATGCTTCCCTTTGGTGTCTGCGCTTTGATACGAGGCATATAACGGTCAAGTGCTTCTAACCCCAACTGGCTACTTCCACCAACGCCATACCAGATGTAGCTATGCACACGTTTTCTTGCTGCCTTTGCACTGGCAATTTGGCTATCGTACGTCCACTGATCGATGTAAGTGCCACCGTAAGTGCCGCCAATCTGAGCTATGACGAACTTGTCTTGATCTGTTCCATATCGTCCACTTGCTCCCTGATACTTCGCCCAATCAGGTCCCTGATCACCCTTTGCTGCATTGACCTGCGATGGCAAGGCAAAAGAAATAGCCGCCAAGAAGGCGACTACCAAAGTGATGAGTTTATTTTTTAGTTTCATTGTTTTGATTCCCTCTTTCATTGAGAAAAGAATTCATAGCAGGAAAAGATCATAGCGGCGATTGATATTAAAATGCATGCGGACGAAAACACAATGCCAAATGCGACAAACCATCTGAAGGCGTAGTCAAACAATGAGAAAGATATGATGGACGCATAAAGCGCAAATGCACAAATGATAAGCGTAAATATTTCTGCAATCATTGATACAATGAAATCTGCCATCTTGTGTCCTCCTTATTGCTGTGGAGCAACAGATGATGGTGCTGCCTGAGTAGTGGATTCTCCTTTGGGTCCTTCCTCTCCTACGGGGTCTCCATAGCTTGGACCAACCAGTTTTGCCCACTCATATTTGCTTGGATCGTTACCATCTTCATCGTCATGGCTAAAGTAAGCTCCCATATACGATTTTCCGATAGAACTCGTGGTTGAAAAACCGATCTTGCCATCAGCACTATCTGCATAAGCAAAATGGGGATATAACTGTTTAGAATTGTCCGTTTCCCCTTGCAGCGCCTTAATCTGATCCTCTAGCGCCTTGATCTTAGCTGCCTTGGTGGTAATGAGTGCCGGGTAAGCTAACGCCTGCTGACTATCACTAACGCCCTCCGTGGTTGGATCAACGGCTACCCCGACAATGGTCAATAATGCAAACACTGCATTGACCACTGCAGTGAGTTCTTTACCCAAACTAGCAAAGTCCCAGTTGTAACCGAAGACTGCCGCCACCGTTTGAATCACCAACAAAGAAGCTGGCACAATGGCCAGCCAGAATTTGACGCTTAATACTCGTACTTTCCAATTAATCTTCATACTGAACATTCCTTTCAGTTTTTAATCCGAAGTTGCAAAACTTTGTTATATAGCGCTTCGCCCGTTCCGTTACCGCCCAGTGCTTTGTAGCTGCGGAAAAGGTAATTAAGATCGTCCAAGTCGTCCGTGCTGATATACCCCACCTCGATATGATGGTTACACAGCATGTAAACCTCATGATGAAGCAAACCGACAAGGCCTGAATCAATTGCCTTTCCATGCTTTCGATGCATGCGCCATTGGCTTGCAAACCAACCAAACAAAGCTCCACCACCCAACTCCACAAACATATCTATCCAACTCTTGAAATCCACATCTTTATACTTCCTTCCATAAAAATAGCCGCTAGCTTTTGCTGGCGGCATAGTCACTGCCTGTAATTTGTTTGTATTGGTCCTCCGTTATTTGCCGCCCCACGTACTGCTCTATCGGGCACCCCCAAGAATATAGTGTGCCACAAAATTCAAAGTCACTCATTTTTTCCACCATCCTCAAGCTTTGTCACACGGGCATACAGCGCGGCAATCATCTGCTGTTCAGGTGACGGTCCGGGAAGTGGATGATCATTAGCCGGATCGTAACCCTCATCGGCAACGATTTTGCCGTCTACAAGAGATGCGTGACCCTCAAAAAACTGAGACACGTCATCTGCTTCTATGATTTGTTGACCGTCCTCTGTTGGGCCCAATTTAGCATCTTCTGCTTCATAGGCCCAGTTGGTTAGTCGGTTTTGCTCATCTAGCCAAATCTTAATCTTCATTTTAATTCACCACCGCATCATTAATCGGATAAGCATCACGCGTAATGAAACCCAAGCTGCCAGCATACCTGCCTTGTCCACGCCATGGAATGATATAAATTCCACCCACTGAAACATACAATTGACAGGCTGCGCCCGTATACGACATGCTACCGAGCAATCTTGCTGCATCATCATTATTGAATGGACTATATCCTGGTCGAATGTTGGCAATTTTGACCCACCCGTTGCTAGTTTTTATGTCAAAAGCAATCCCAATGGTGACATTTGGGCCTTTTCTTGAATATCCAATGTTCATATTTTTAACATCATTGGTTTCAAGGCCACGATCAATATGCTGATAGAAAACCGCATCGGCAGCCGTAAACGTTGATGCAAGTGTGACGTCTTGGCCAGATGGATTATACAAAGATTTTAGTGTGAGCATGCCTTGGCGTGCATCAACGGAACTAACTTCCTTACCGTCGTACATTGACTTGCTAACCAACCCCAACTGATCAACTTTAGATTGATACGTTTGCTTGCTATTACTATCCAGCGTTGCATTCGTGACCATGCTGCCACCACTAATTTTGGTCGTTCCACTAATCGTATTTGGAAAACCGTCCGGTTGGATGTGGTTGAAAGATGAGATAAAGGTAGATCCGTTAAAAGTGACCCCATTAAAAGTCATGCCATTAAAGGTTTCGACATTTAATGCTTTGGCTGCAATTGGTTTTGAATCCCAACCACTTGTGGTATCAAATATGGCAAAAGCGGCAAGATTTCCGTCCTCGTCGGTTAACCAGTGCTGGTCCCCAGCCTTTGGTTTAGCAGGGTAACTCGGGCCAACCGTCACAACTGGAACATTATCACTACCATCTTTACCATCACGGCCATCTTGGCCCTTGAACAAGGCCCACAAGTAGCGCGTCGGGTCGGTGCTGTCAGCTTGGGTTTCGTCAACGTACTGCCCGAAGTAAGATCTACCGCTGGCATCTGTAACTGAAAAATCAGTTTTGCCGTCGATACTATTGGCATATGCAGTATGAAGATAGCTGCTGATGCCATCGTCACCTTTAGGCCCAGGCTTACCATTAGCTCCGTCTTCGCCCTGAATCAACTCCCAGCGATTAGCATAATCAGCCGGATTGTCGCTTGGGACTGAAGTCTTGTCAGACCAAACAATTGCTCTATACTTTTTGCCAGCTGGTAGTGCTGACATGTTAGTACCCTTATCATCATCGGCATAGCGGGTCCAGGGATAAAATTTAAGTGTTTTAGCCATGTTGGCCATCTGGTTGGCAAGATCGCTGAGCCGTTCGTCAAAGCTGACTGTTTCATGCGCGAACTCACCCAGAGTCAACTGCACTGAATGGTTAGCACGGCTGCGCTGAATGCTCAATACCTTGGCAGACAGGAATAATTGTTGGTTTTCATCGGCGATGTGGACGGTTTGATTCAGTGGTACGTATGGCGAATTAACCAAATCAATGTCGTACGTTTCGTTTGGGTGGTTATACTTTTTCAAGTCTGCCAAAGCCGCTTGCAAAAGTTCCGCCTGCGATTTTGAATCAAACGTTTTAACCCGATTCCAGTCAGACTGTGTTGGGTTAGGGTTGCTGTTGCTTAACAAACGTGAATATTTCTGCACAGCAATGGTATCGTGCAAGAACCCGTACTGATCAAGCACAAACTGTCCCGTTGGATCAGTCCATTTGTAGCCGATCAAGTTGATTGGGTCCTGATTAGTTGATCCATTCGTACTTTCTGGCACCGCTCCATAAGCCTTGATCGATGTTTCCATGTCATAGGTATCGAGGTGCGTGACGATATTGTTGATATCCTTATTCATTTCAAAGAAAATCAAGCTGTCACCGGCCGTTTCATGCCGAATGTTAATGACACGCTTAACCAAGTTGGTTCCAACAAACTCAAAGCCAAAACTAAGCACTGCATCAAAATCTTTTGCCACGGCAATAATGCGAGCCAACGATGATTCTTCACTAGTCCACTCAAGTGTTCGAACATTGTCAGGAAATTCGTTGATGCCAATCTCCCAGCCAGAATCATTTGTAAACCTTGTGATGTAGTCAGCGATGGTATATGGTTTGTCGGCCTTGTACGCGCCAACGGTTTCGTTAATCAAATCATTACCGGCATCACTAGCAACAATTGAGTGGATATGGCCTAGTGAATCATGGTCAACCGATTCAATCACCATTTGGTGAGCGTTGCCTTCTTCATCCTGATAAAGAATGAAGTTGGTTGCTTTAGCCATCTCATTGACTGCTTGTTCCTGATCAGTTGTGAAGTGAATATCAAGAGAAAGCTCGACCGCAGGACGATTGTCAACACTTTGTTTTTCTATATCGTTGTCAATTCGCCATTCGCCTTTGCCATCAGTCGACCCAACACCCAAAATGTTTGATTTTCGATCTGCAAAGTAATACTCCATTTATAGCCACGCCTCCCTTATCTCGACTTCACATGCAAATGGTTGTGCCCAGCTCGAGGGCGTGATAGCAATCTTAGTATCACCGGGCGGCAGTTTGAATTGCTCCCATTGATTACCGATCGTGTGCATGGTTGGGTCAAGAGAACCATTCAAGTATGTCTTAGCATTCGCCACATCAATCTTGAGAACATCACCATTGCTAAATCGATTCTTGATATTCGTATACCAACTGACGTTCTGCCATTTGACAGTAGACGCAATCAGATACATGGTCGATTCGCCCCATGTCTTGTCTCGCATGAACCACGTCGAAAATTGTTTAGTTTCAGTATCGGCAGCGTCCGCAAAGGTAAACTGGCGGGTAATAGTCGTCTCTCGTCCTTGATTGCCAACCCATGGTGACACTCGGAAAACAACTGAATTACCAAATTTCTGTAATTCCAACTGAATGAACTTTTCGTTAGTGAAAATGCTACGATCAAGTTGTTCATTGACGACCAGTTGATCTTTGTAATAGCACATCCACCAAAGCTGATCGGACAATGCGCTATTATCCTTCAGTATCATCTGAAAGATTGGCTTACTGTCACTTTCTAACGTTGTTTCGAGTGCACCTACCTTTGATACCCCAGTTTGGAAGCGTGTCATAACATCCCATGTGAGATTGCTCTTGTAGTTGCCGTTATGCGTCTGGACGAGATTGTGCTTGATTGAAGGACCGTTCCAATACTTGTGGTCGCCAGTAATACTTGGCCAATTAGGCTCAACCTTCCAGCCGTCATAATCGTCATGAGTCCAAATCGCATTGCCAATCTGTTCATTAGGCATACTAGGATCACCACCCCAATAGGGATTGTTTGTGGCGGCTTGATTATCCATATGTGAGCCTTGCACGGCTGCCAAATCAAGTGCTACTTCGCTTTCTTCGGTGGTGAAACCATCAATTTCTTGCGTACCGAATTGAAGAATACCGGGGCGATCATTAACAATCCCAACCATGCCGTTATCAGCGTGCATAGTTGCCGTAATAACTGGCTCAACAGGATAAGTGCCGCCATTGTGAACCGTGATGGTATCAGAATAGTATTCAGGATCAGCTAGGTTAGGCGACCAAGGAGAAACAGTGGGTTCTTGTTCTAGCTTAATATTGTCAATACAAATCCAGCCATGGTTAGTACCGCTTTTAACAAATCCAAATCGAAGATGTGTCACAGTCACATCCGCAGTCGCTGTAAACGTAGCAGTAAATCTATGCCAAGTAGTTTGCCCTCCAGTGGTAATTCGATTTCCGTGCCCCATCGAAAGCCCAAAAATCGGGTTTGCATTGCTGCCACTTAGCAAATAATCTGAGGCTTGTCCTGCTGCAGTTCCTGCACTGGCATAATAGTAACTGTATGTCCAAGTTTCACCAGATTTAATTAAAACCGCGTTTGCTAACGGATACATTGCAAATTGGTCTAAAACAGTAGATGTATCATTACTGTCAATCTTCAGCATATAGTTACCAAAGGGTATGGGTAAGGTTGCTCCCCCGCTGCTTGCTGCAATAGTTCCAATTGCTGATGGTCCCCATGTAACGCTTGGAACATTTCCTGATTCAAATCCAGAATCAGTAAGCATGTTCACCGGCACGTCCTTGTATGGCATGTTGTCAAACGTCTTCGTGGCTACCGAGTGCGCAATGCCATCGGGGACAAATAAAGTGAACGAAGAAGTGATTGCATTTCTGCCCTTAGGAACATCGTCAACATCTGTGAGCACGGCATTCCAGTACACAGACAAGTCATCATTGAACGAAACCTGATGAGTGTCACCGTGCAAGATGCCACTTAGCTTATAGAAGGCGGTGCGAAATGCATCATCATCATCAGCAATAAGCTGATAGCCAACAGTTATCTCGCGAGATGGATTTCGAACGTATTCAAGCGTTTCCCCATCAGATATGCCTATGACATTGCTAGTAGCAGATTGCTTAAGAAGCTCTCGTCCACCAACTTGCAGCGTCCTATATCCGGGCACAAGATTCTCAATGTATTGTCCATCGATTAGCATTGCTTCTGCTGGAAGCTGATTATCATCTGCACCCGTGAAGGGTGTCGTTTCTCTGAAATCGTACAATTAGACTAACCCCTTTCGATAATTGCTTATCTTTGTCAAACGATTAAGCTCTGTTTGCATTGGGTTTGCGGTTGCACGAGCAACCTCTCGGCCGTCAATATACAGAGGAACCTCAATCGTTTGCTTGCGAGTGTAGTTGACATCAAGATTTGAAGACAAGGTTGCGCCCTGTAGACTGTTATTAAGCGACTGCAATGATGCATCAAAGGGAGAAGTATTCACTGCCGGCATCGTAACAGCAGCGCTATCAGCAATAGCTTGTGCCATGCTAGAAACATTACTTTGGACGTCTGAGAACTTGTCAGTAAGCCCTGCATTTAAGCCGTTCATGATGGCGTTACCAGCAGGTATGAGCAGCTTTGCATCGTATCTGATTGGGCCTTTATGCTTGCGAATCCAAGAAGCAATTCCGCCAACAAAATCGGTTATCTTCCCCCAAGCCGCTTTGAGGCCATTGAAGAAGCTATCCATGATAGCGCGGCCAGCGTCAGCCAAGCTAAAATTACGAAGCGCATTGAATGCTCCTTTGATGCCATTAACTATTCCACTTACCATGCCAGTAAAACCAGACCATACAGCCTTAGCGCCATTAAAAATACTAGTGGCAGCTCCAATCACAATAGACTGTATGTTGTTCCAAGCTGATGAAAAGAATGATGTAATGCTATTCCACAATCCGGAAAAGAATCCGGGAAGTGCGTTCCAAATTCCCTCGGCCGTGCTGACTGTTCCGCTCCATAATCCTGATAAGAATGAAACAACACTGTTCCATACGCCCTCAGTGGTAGACACGATGCCGCTCCATAATCCGCTGAAAAATGACGAAAGCGCACTCCAAATAGCGGAAGCGGCAGATACTGCACCATTCCAAAGCCCCTCTAAAGTTGAAACCAAAGTATTCCAAACAGTCATTGCATAGGTTTGAATAAGGCTCCAAATACCGGAGAAATACGTAACAAGGCCATTCCATATCTGACCAGCGGCGGAAACAATGCTGTTCCAGATAAGCTGGAGATCAGCGCCTAGCTGTGTCCAATTTGCAGTAAGCAAATCGATGACAATAAGAATGGGACCCATAATAACTGCTTTAAGCATGTTCCAAACACCGGTAGCAATTTGGACAATCCCATTCCAAATTGTCGTCAGGGAACCGCCAAAGGTTGACCATACAGCAGTTGCTACTGCAACTATTCCATTCCACAGAGTCGTGAAGAATGTGGATAGCACGTTCCAAACTGTCGTTGCTGCAGTAACAGCACCTTGCCAGATAGCTGAGAGAGTGGTTGTGAATGCTGTCCAAGCAGCTGATGCCGTGGTCGTAATCCCAGTCCATAGATTACTGAAGAAATCTGTAATGCCGCCCCAAGCTGTCTGAATTCCGCTAATTGCAGATGTAAACGCACCCGATATAGCATTCCAAACAGCTTGCGCAACTCCTACAAGTCCTTGCCAAGCTCCTTGTAACCACGAAACAAATCCCGACCATAGTTTTTGGCCAGTCTTGGTTTGGGTAAAAAAGTACACCAGACCAGCAACCACTGCTGCAATCCCAGCAATCAAAAGTACCCACGGATTCATGCCTAAGATCAATCCAAACGCTTTCCATACACCACCAGCCGTTTTTACGATAGTTCCGAAGTTAGTGATAACGGATATAACGCCTCTAATAGGGCCGATCATTTTAGAAAAAACACCGAGAACGCTTGAAAATCCGCCGATGGCTAATCCCATTACTTTGAATGCCCCGACAGCTCCAAGGATCGCCGCAGCAAATGATTTAACGATGTCGTTGGCAAACGCTGCTTTAACAATAGCTGCGATTGGCTTCAAAACAGCCACCAGTCCGATTAGAGCGCCCTTAACACCGTTAAAAATTGCTTTCCACGGTAAATTAGCAATAAAGTTTCCAACAGTAGTCATCGCTTCCATTGCTGCTACTCCGAAATCTGTAACAGCTTGTTTGATTACGTTAAATATTCCTGAAATTTGCCCATTACCGAATGCCGAATTAAAAGCATCTCCGACCTTTTGAGCAATACTAATTAGATTGACAAATGCAACATTGGCTAAGCTACCAACTAGGCTCCAAATGGTTTGTAAAACGGACCCTACTCCTTGGAGAACGGAACTGAGCCCGCTCATCGAGTCGCCCTTCCCCAAACTGCTTAGTTGTGTCTTGATGTTCAAAATCAATGCCGAAAATGGAGAAAAAAAGTTGCCGATTGATGCTATAACAGAATCAAAATTAATGGCGCTAATTTTTTCAATGATTCCGCTAATAGCTCCGACAGCGACTTTAGACATCGCCTGCCAAGCAGGCTGAAGCTTGTTTGCCAGTGTTTCCTGAAGGCCGTCCATTGCCTCACCGACTGTCTTGTAACTTGTGGCCATCTTCTGGAAAGCCTTGCTGTTTCCTGCCTTTTCGATACCATCAAAGAACTGCTGCGTGCTTATTTTTCCGTTTTGAACATTCTGAACCAATTCTTTGGTACTCATGCCCATTGCCTTGGCAACAGCGGCCATACCAGCAGGCGTCTGTTCTAGCATCAGACGGAAGTCAGCCCACTGAACCATTGGCTTTGCGGCCATTTGTGTGCCTTGCTCCATCAATGTCTTCATTGCTTGCTTAGGATCATCAGTGGCCGCAGCAAGCCCGCCCATGCCTTTGACCAACCGTCCGACACCTTTCACACCAACCGATGCAAATTGAGCATATGCAGAAGCCATGTCAGAAGAACTGTAGATGGTCTTTTGTGCGTAGCTCTGCAAGGACTTTTCAATCGTTGAGATTTCTGCGGGCGTTTTGCCGAGGAACTTCATGTTGCTCTCGAACGTTTGCCACGCCTTGCTGGAAGCGTCAAGTTCACCAGCCATGCTTTTGACGCCTGCACCAATGGCACCCACAACTTTAGTTAGGCCAACGGCACCAGCAATCTTACTCACAGTTGACACAAAGTTGCCTGCTGGTTTCGTTGATTTTTCAAAGCTATCACCGGCCTTTGACGCAGAACTCGCGATATTCTTAAAAGTCCCCGAAAAGTTGCGGTCAACGGCGGATAAAATTGCTTCAACACTAAAACTTTCAGCCATGCGCTTCCTCCTTTCTTTCAGATAATGGAATGATTTTGCCTTCACGCTTCAAACGCTGAAATTCGGCCATCCGCTTTGCGAACACTTGAGCTCTAGTATGTTTGAGCTCAGTTGTGCTCATCTGTGACACTTCATAATTGGGCTCATAATTTGATCGCACGCTATCAATAGCTGCTTTCTTATCAAAGAAATCATCAAATGTCTTGAACTTCGGCTTAGGGTTCTTGCTCCCAGTTGTTGCCTGCACTTGCTGGTTCATCCATGCTTGCTGCGCAATTTCGTTTTGTCTATCGACTTGCTTAAGCTGATATGCTTCCATGCGCAGTTCGTATTCAACAAGCGTCATACGTTCAATGTCTCGAATATTAGAAAAGCCTAGATAGGCAAAAGCGTATAACAAGATTTCGTGATATGTTTCTTCACTACTCTTTTTAACGCTTTCGTCCTCATCTAGGCCTTCATGTTTTTTGCTACTGCTTTCACTGCGTTAGCGCTGTTCATTTCATCTTTAACTTGCTTAAACAGCGAATCTAAGTCTGTGTTGCTGTCAATAAAGTCATCTACTTCGTTAGCTGACGGACGTTTCTTAGATGTCACGGTGGCGGAATAGATGGTGTCTGCTAAAACAGCAGCATCGTATGCACGCAAACCGGCAAGTGCCTTTGCAACACCCATGCCAAAATTAATGCCATGCATAACGGCACCCAGATTCTTATCCATTTCGCGAACAAAGCGAACGCCAAAGTTAAGCTCATATTCTTTACCGTTAATGGTTAATTGCATGTTTAGTCCTTTCTTTTAAAGCCGCCCGGGTTTCACCCGTACTGTGACTTTCTTAGGCGACTGATGACAATCCTCTTATGCTGTTATGCTCCAGTACCAGTTCCGCCTGCTGGTGCAGTATCGGCAGCATTAGTGCCCGGATCAGTGGTCTTATCCCAAACTGTGCCACCGCCGGTCTTGTCAGTATCAGTGACCTTGCCAACCCCAAGGAATACGTAATCGACCTGTTCCTGAGTTTCGTCATCGAGAGTTGTCCATCCGCGTTTAGGCGTCCCGTTAACAGAAAATGTGACATCGCGAGTAGAGTGATCATCAGGATCATTGTCGCTGCTATCTTCTTGCACCGTTACCTGCATATACCATGCAAGATACTTACCTTCAGCGTTCTTGCGTTTGCGGTAGAGAATCCAAAAGTCGAGCAATTCACCGTCAAACAGTGAGTCATACATTACGTCTGCAATTGCGGCCGTGTTGTTCAGGAACTCGACTTCAAGATCGGTACTTGCGGAACTACGAGTTGCTACATTGCCGTCCTTGGTAACAGTGGAATCACTGTCAACAGACGGGTCAAAGGACAGCGAAGTCTGCCAAGGGATAATTTGGCCGCTAACCTTTGCTTGATCGCTATGTTTGCGAGCCAAGGCAACAACGTCCATGCCTTCTAGCACTTTCAATTCATTTGCCATGTTATGGCCTCCTATAAAATATTGAGATTGAGTATCAGCGTGGCTCGGTTGAGAACCGTATCAGGGACACTCTGGTCTTGTGTGAACTCTTTTGACTGGTCTTCTACACGTCCATAGAATCGGTAATCATCAGTTAGCACTTGCCCAATCGCGGCACTAAAAAAGCGCTCCGCCATATCAGATATGGTGAAACGCTGTTTTTTGTCGCCCCAGATGTCAATGGTAATTAGCACATTGCCATTGAGTGACGTCTTTGTTGCGGTAGGAACAACTTGAATATCGCCAACAATGACGAAGGGATATGGGGCGTTCTCCTGCTGCATGGGCAAATGGTCATAGGTCTTGTACCCAGATGATTGCGAGAAAGCATAGAAGTAGTCGTAGAGTTCTTGCTCTGGTGATGTGATTTGAATCACCTACTTTGCTGCTTGTTTAAGCTGATTAATAAACTGCACTTTCTGATAAAGGAACGCAGGCTTCAATACAGGACGTGCCCGCATGAATCGAGTTCCATTTTCGGTGTATGGGTTGTATTCCATTGACATGCCAACTATGCCCGTTAGACCGCCATCTTCAAGCGATAACTTGATGCCACGCTTTGTAGCACCAGTAGGATGAGCATACACGGTGCCGGTCATTTGCTGAGAACGAGTCTGGAGCTGTGCTGTTTGCTGCTTGACGATTTGCTTGACAACGTCCATCTTCGCTCGCTTCAGCAGACCAGCAACCAATTTGTCCATGCCTTTTATCTGCATATTGTAGCTAATGTTAGCTTTGCTCATTTCGTCTCACCCACAATCAAAGTAGCGTTTTGAAGTGGGACACGGGCGGTGTTAAGAGCGTAATGTGTTGCATCATCATCAATCGTTAAATAGCTCCAATTGACGGTGACTGACTCAACTAATCGGATCACCTTTGCCTTTTGAGCATAGTTTCCGAATAACTGAGCGCTCTTGTCGGTTCCCATGTCGGTGACGCTGGCAACAGCGGTGGCAACCTTTTTCACATCACCGTATTGATGTGTTTGCGGATCATATTCTTCATCATCAAGCCAGAATGTAACCTCATGATCTAACCGCATATGATCACCTCTTTGGATAGCCAGAAATGAAGCTGACGGTGCCAAGAGACTTAGCATTCTTCCCGTTGGCTTCTTTCCAGTCGTTGATGTCATCAGCGAAATCATCGAAGTCGTTAGACTTGAACGTGAATGACTGCCCATCCTGCTCATAAGACGTCATGCCTTCGTTCTTACGCCTGTTGTAGCGTCTGACGCATACTTCTAGGGCAATATAGGCTAACTCATTAGGAAAGGCCTCATCCGTTCGCAAACCGAGCTTAAATCGCAAGGCTTGCGTGGTGTTTTTGATAATGAGATTAAGCACATCATCCTGTGTATCAGTTTTGATTTCCATCATCGTCTTCAAATCTGCAAGTTTTATTGGATCAGCATCAGCCATGTCATGCCTCCTTTCCGCCGCCCTGCTTTCGCAGCACTGTGATTTTCATAAGCGACGGTTTACTAGCTACTACGCTGCACTAACGGTAACTGCTACCGTTGCAGTGAAGGAACCACTTGTTGCGGTGATTGTTGTAGAACCAACTGCTACCGCTGTAATAGTCCCATCAGCAGCGACTGTGGCAACACCAGTGTCGCTAGATGCGAACTTAGCAGCGCTAATAACCTCACTTGCGTTAAATGCATCCACAGGATCAGCGGATACAGTAATTTGCTTGGTAGCGCCAACTTTTAGGGACGCCGTTTTCTGACTAAGCGTAATCCCCGAAGCCGGCGCTAACCTTTTGGGACATTGATACCGGCAACAACAAACTTCTTGTCGATTGTGAAGCGATAGTCAACGATACCAATGTTGCGAGGATCACCAACCAAATCGTACATAGATGTTGCAGAAGCGTTGATTGCGCTGTAGCCAAGACCAGCAACCTTAGTAACGTCGGTGAATGACGTACCCGCAATTTGCATTGCAAGAGTGCGGCGGTTGATAACCGCAGTCTGACCACCATTGCCAAGACTGTCGCGCTTGACTTCATAGCTGTTTTCCGGATTAGCTAAGCCATAAGAAACAGCACCGTTAGCAATGATGAATGCGTCCGTGGTACCATCTGCTGCAACTGGCAGTGCATCGTCTTCAACGATCTCAATGCCGTTGTAGTAGCTGATTGGCGTACCACCGTTTGATGGCTGAATGGTATCAATCAGATTCTGATCACGCATTGCACCAACAGCTGCAGAATTGAGCACGATCTTAGTCAGTTGAGGACTGGCAACGTCACCCATGCGAGACAATGCGGCAATGAAGTCACCAGCAGCCAAAGGAGCAGGCGTGTCCATACCATATGACTTAACAGCCTGCAAATCCGCATTGAGGAATGCGTTCTTCAAGACTGCAATCAGAAGCTTGTTGTCTTGGATGTTCCAGAAGGATGCGAATTGTCCTGCGATTTGTTCCGCAACCGGAGCACCGGTAGAAAGCTGACCAAAGTCTGTGTATCCAAAAGCTTTGGCTTGGTACATCTGTGGAGCGATGGCGCTGTAACTGTCGACATTGCCCACAGTAATGTCGCTAGTGTCGTTCCACGTCTGAGCTTCACCGCTAAGACTGTGCAGGGTAGGAATAGTTACATAAGTCCCGCCCTTGAGCAATTGTGCTTGAATAATTGGGTCGGTAGTGAGAATGCCGCTAGAGAGCAGACGGTTAGTAGCAGTTTGCTGTTCCAAGACATAATCCGCGAATACTTTAGGTTCGACCAAATTCAATTTTGCTGTTGCACCACTAAATTCTGGCATATTTGTTTACCTCTTTCATTTTGTGAGTAATTTGTTGTACATCTCTGGGTCTTTTCGTTGCAATTCGCTGCGCTCTACCAAAGTCATATCCTTAAGGCTCTTCGTCTTGCGGTTGGATGACGGGTCCAATGGTGTACTGCCTTTAAGCAGCTCTTGACGGACGCGCTCTGCTACGGCTTGGTCGTGCGCAATGAGCCACTTAACATTTGCCTCGGTTGATTCTGCCTCAGGCGTTACAACATGCTTCAAATCGTCCTCTGTGACTGTCAGCTTGGCATCTTCGAACATTGAACGAGCCTGTTTGCCCATTTCGTAGGTGGCAAGCTGTGACTTGAGTTCGTCTCGTTCTTTTTGAGCCTTTTGAAGCTCATAATCCTTCTTCTGGTCGGCATTCATCTTGGCCAACTTTGCAGCCTCGTCAACAGCAGCTTGCTTCTCCTTCTCGGCACGAGCAAGACGCTTCTTGACGATTTCATTGACCTGTTCATCGGTGTAGGTATGCTGATCAGAGCTTTCATCAGACCTGCCTTGGTCATTTTCCGCGTCTTGAGTGTTGGTGTCATTGTCACTTTTAGATTCGCTGTTTTGCTGGTTCTCTTGACTACCGTCGGCACCAGTATCTTCAGCGAAAAATTGTAAATTCATCGGCATTAAAATCTTGGAAATCATGTTAAGAACTCCTTCCACAGCTTTTTAGACGGATCAGGCTTGCGTCTTAATTTACCGGAGCTTTTAGAGTCGATCACGCTTGGACTTGATGATATAAAAATAGGCGCTAAATGCGGCTTACAAATTATTCAGCTCCATCACCCGGTGCATATGCCGCAATGGAACATCGGCAGTTGGGGTGAACTGGAATATCTGGCACATCGTCTACGCGATAAATGCCTCTACCAGTTCTGCCACCTTCTGAAATCTCCTTGCACACGTCACACGCATTCGGTTCTGCCACCCACTTGCAATAGTTATAGCCAAACTTGTGGAAGCTATCTAGCTGAGCTTGCGTCTGAACCCGGGCTGACTCAGTACGCGCAATTCGTTCTGTCACATAGCGGTGATTGTTCACCGTTTCTGCCACTTGACCGCGTAACTTGCGAGCAATCTTTAATGGGCTCTGTCCTTTAATGGTGGCGGCAGTCAATAGTTCGTCCAGTTTAGCCTTTAGAATATCTTGGTTAATCCAAATGCGCTGTGAGAACGTGTAATCGCCCTCTCGTTGGGATAGTAACTTGACTAAATCAGTGTACCCACCTTTAGACACCGTTTCTCCAAGTATTCCGGCTTGCCGTTTGATCTCGGATTGATAGTCCTTGCTCAATTTTGAGATTAGATCAGCGTTCACTTTCATGTGTGCATCAAGCATTTCTTGACCAATCTCACTCTTGAGCATTTCTAAGCGATTAATCCGCATGGTAGCGTTGTATAGCTTGAGACGATCATTAACATCCTTGCTGAAGTCGGAATATTTGAGCGGTTCGCCGTTGTACATCTTTCTAGCATCATCGACAATCGACTTTGCTTCCGCTTGATAAGCTTTAACATCGGTGGCCATCACTGCTTGACGCGCACCGACCATACTGTCGTTGCTGTATGCGGCATACTTGGCAAACTCTGAATCAATATCCTTTTGAATGTTGTTTAAAGCTTTGTCAAAATATTCCTGAATTCGGGCATTGAACGCCTCGTCATTCTTAAGGTTCTCGGCAATCCATTTACGTTCAGCGGCAGTTCGCTTATTCCAGTAGGCAGAATTACTCGCTATCTGTTGTTGAGTCGTTGTTGTCATCATTGCCACCACCATTCAGCAATTTCTGGAAGTCCGGGCTTGACGGGCTGTTAGTAGCAGCGTCTTTTGCTTTCTGGGCGGTCTCATCAGCGATGCGTTTCATTTCAGCCTTAGGATCATCAACAAACGATAAGGTGCTGAGCATAGTCTGATCCGATACGAGGCCTTTGAGTTTAGAAGCCGCGTCCGCTTCGTCGGTAATGTTCTCCGGAAGATTTCTCGTGAATGCGAAGTTGAGCTTTTGCCAGTCATCGGCTTTGCTTTCTGGAAGGATTGTCCCAACACTGAATGCGATCTTGTAAAGCTCCCGGAGTGACTGAGTAAACTTACGGTCCTGATTGGCCGCTAGATTGCGCATTGGTAGCAATTTGTATTGCAATGCAACGCCAGAACTATTGCCGCTGAATGCCTCATCGTTTAAGTTTGCAACCATGCTGATCTGATAGATCATGCTGATGAGGCGGTCAATGAGGTGCTCTTGAATGGCATCGCCATCAGGCTTGGTCAGAAATTCAGCTACGCCTTGAGCAGAATCAGCGTCTGGCGCATAGATGATTTGGTTGCCATTAAGATCGAGTTTGGGGTTTCCGTCATCATCCTCTGGCAAGCTCATGCCCCTGATAACCAAGTACGCGTTGTCAAAGTATTCATTCTGGTTTGCCTTTTGGCTTAGCACCTTGTCCAGCGCATCAATTAGCGTCTCAACGTTCTCAAAGATGCCTTGACGCTCGGTGTTCATGAAAAACTCAACTGCTGGAATCTCGTTAAATGGATTAAATCCGGCCGTTCCTTCAAAGCGAACCATATCAAGGCCGTATATTCCGTCTTTCATATACACCTTGCCAGTTAAATTGTTGTTATCATCATGCCAATACATGACAAACGCAACGGCTTTATGTGCTACCGTGTCATCATAGATGAGGAACGAATTGATAGGCGAGCTGTACGCAATACACGTCTTGCTGTCTTCGTCTTGGTACAAAAAAGCAAGCGCCCGTCCGTAAATGGATGCTTGCTTGCTAATTTCGCTTAATTTGTCCTGAACGCTGTTCGTGTCGTTCCACTCTTGCAGCACAGTGTTGTCCTGTGTGTTGTCGAGCGTGATCTTCGGTGGAATGCCAATGTAAAACCCGTTGTAAGTATCCACGATATAGTGAGCCAAGTTGCCGACAAGACGATTGTCTGGCCCGTGGTCTTTGGCATCTTCATGAAGAATCTTGTGCTTGCCAAGATACATTTTTTTAGCAGGCAGATATTTTCTGCGAGCTAGTTCATCATTTGCGCTAATGAAATTGGTGATATCGTCCCCAGTAATAGCTGTGTCTACTGGAAAAATGAACACATCACCATCTGTAATTGAGCCTTTCCCTTGAACTGTTAATATGATGGCCACCTCCTTAGAAGTATTTGCTTGTGTTCTTGAATGTATGAGCTACATTTCTTCGTTTGATTACTTGCATAACGAAATATCTCATGGCGTCCATTGCGTGGTCATGCGCCTTGACTACTTTGTCTTCGCCCTTTTGGCTGGCCTTGTCATCCCATACATAAGAAGCGAACTCCTTGAACAGATTAGTTAGCCCAGGTGTGAACTTGATCTCACCAGAGTTCATAGCTGTTTGCGTTTCTCTAATGCCGTTTAGCACATCGTTATCAGCTTTAATAACCCGATACCGGCGTTCTCTCAGTTTGGCAATAAATGAAGCCGCTGATGGATCAACAATCACTTCACAGCGTATGTCACCGACAAATTGGCTGAAATCCCGAGCGTATTCATCATCCGTCTTCTGTCTGCTGCTATGCCGTCCATCGTAGTAATACTCTTTGAGGCAATACCAAACAGACCCACATTTACCCCAAAGTAAGAAAACTGTGGGGTTCTGTGTGCCATAGTCCACACTGACATAGTATCGGCTTGGTTGCTGGTTCGGATTGCTGACCATCTCGTCTTTATTGAAGTTGTCGTAGACAATTCCATCAGCCAGAACCCATTGTCCCAGAATATATCGCTGGTAAAACACTCCTGAGTACATATGTTCGTACCTGTCAATAACTTCATCACTCAGGCTTGGGTTGTCCGTCATCACAAAGTGGAGACGCAATGCGCGTTTATCGTCTGCTTGATCAATCCAATCAGTCTTGAACCAGTGATACGGGCCCTCTGGGTTCATATTGAACCAGTATTTGCCACCAGTAACGGAAACACGCGCTGTCGCTTGATTGACAAACGACTGTGGCATGAGAGCTGCTTCATCAAAGAACATTCCGGCAAGTGTGATCCCTTGAATCAGATCTTGGCTGCTTTCATCTTTACCACCGAATAAGTAGTATAGGTTGGTTCTTCCATCAAGGCTGATTTCCAGCATATTTTCTGAACGCCGATCCACAACTGAGAATCCCACTTGTTGCAATGTTTGTTTGAGTGGCCTGATAACATTTCGACGCAATGATCCAATGGTTTTGCCGGCAATGCCAAATTGCTCACGGTCAAACACAATCATGCTCCACAGAACATAGCTGATCGACATTGCAAACGTCTTTCCGGAACGCACAGCACCATCAGCAATGATAGTCTGCTTGTCTGGATAGCGACGCCACCAGTTGATGATATCTAACTGTTTCCCTTTGAATTGATCAATCGGGGTTGTCATTGACATCACCGCCCTTTGGGATACTCTCATCAATTGCCGCCAAAAGCTTGTTCAGCCCTCCATCTTGGCCTTCTGGTGTGCGATAGGCGCTAGCCTTAGCTTCCATGATGTCAGCCTCAGCTTCAGATTTACGAACGTCAGCCTTAGTTTTGGCAATCTGCTGATCTTCTAGTTCCTTGCTTGAGTTTCTTAGCATACCCTTATACTTCAAGTACAGCTCAAGAGCTTCGACCTGTTGTTTCGGCCCTGGCGAATATTTCATTGTCGTGTCTTCTAGCATTGCCTTTTTAATGTTGTCGTATGTCGAGCTTCTGGCAGTGATCTCACGGCCCATGCCAATATCAAGCAAGTGGATAATTGCCTTTTCAACATCGAGATCAGCCTTGCGTTCAATCGGTTGCAGTCGCTGTTTCATGTAGGCTTGAATTTTAGGGTTTTTTAGGGTTTTCGCTGCGTTAGCACCAATGTTGTGTGGCGAATATCCAGCAGTTCTCGCAGCCTCTGTAGCGTTGCCTCCGTTGGTAAGATAGGCATCAGCGAATGCTTTCTGCCGCTTGCTTAGTTTCATCACATATCACCACACCTCCCACGTTTGTACGAGCTATTAGTCTTCCGTGTATTGTTTGATCTTGTCAACCTGAAAGTCGCACCATTCGTCATGTGTGCCGTCTGCTTTGTAGATTGTTACGACTGGCATTGAACGATAGCCTAGCTTGCGAAATCGCTCGTAGTCGTCCGCGTCTGCTGTGACTGTTTGCACTGGCATTACACGTGACAGTTTTAATACTGTTCGCCGGCACTTTTGACAGCGCGGCTTCGTGTAGATAAATGCTTGCATGTGTTTCTCTTCTCTCGATAGTTTCTCAATTATTGCTTGCTCCACGTTGCTCACATATCCATATTCGACTCGCTTCATTCCGTTAGACATAATAGATCGCCCTCGTATCATGATCGCTGTATTCGACCAGCTCAAACGTTTTGTGAGCAACCACGCCAATATCATCAGTCCACTGATCGGTTGGCTTGCGCGTTGATACTTGACGCTGAACGAATCCGCCTAGGTCTTTGCTCATCTCTGAATGGAGATGCCCCGTGAACAGTTCGCGATTCTGTGCTGTGCCTAGCATGAAGCCGAACTCATCAAGATACTTCGCAAGGTAGTTGTTCTTGCCCTTGTCTCCGTGAGTGGCACCAATGAAGTTATGGCCGAGCATTGCGCCTTTGTAATGCTTCAGCGATATATCCCAAGTGATGTTCGGCTGGTTGCTGTAGGCACGTTTCAATAAACGCGCAAACATATATCCAACTGACGGATCGTGGTTACCTGGCGCATACATGACCTCACACTCATTGGCGTTCTTAATGATTGCTTCAATCAGTGTCTCGAAGTATTGCTCCATTTCGTTCACAGTCTCGCCTAGGTCGGTTGTTTCTAGCTGTGTGCCCTTTGCTGTGGTTGAGTTGATATTATCCACATGAGCCAGATCACCGCCCAGAATGAGCAATATTTTGGCGTAATGGCCGCGCTGAATGATCTCTAGCTGACGCTTCAATGACTCGGCATAGACATCAAACGTGTGACCATTGAAGTGTGTATCAAACGCAGGAATGACTAAATAGCGATCTGATTCCACAAAAATAGGAGCCTTGGCTTGATACGGCTCCTTGTGTGTGATGATGTCATTCATCAATGATTCATATTGTTCCGCCTCAACTAACGGCCTAATTTGTATCTTGCTTTGATACAATGTCGCTTCAGGCGTCTGCTTCCAGAAATTGCTTGTGGCACGCAAAAGTTCCCATTTGTTGTAATCATACCCGTGAGCTTCCAAAACCTCTCTAGGCGTCATTTTGTGACCCCTGACAACCTTTAGGATAGTCTCACTGGACTGTGTTCCGTCTGAATCATATTCATTCTTCAGTGGCTTTTGAAACTCGATGCCAAGCCGTTTTGCTTTGCCCTGCAACGCATCATAGCTAATCCCGAGCTTGTCAGCCGTTTCTCGTCTGGTAAAGCCTTCAGAGGCGAGCTTCCTAATGCCACTAATTTGTTCATCTGTCCATTGCATCTACTCGCCTCCTGAAATATAATAATTGTGAGCCACATGCAATCATGTGCTGCTCTTTTCATTTTTATTCCTCAGGCTCTCGGACTCGTCCCCGAGAGCTTTTTTATGTGCCTATTATAAGTATTGTGTTACAATGACTTAGTGAGTTCATTCTCACACTTCAAAAGTGATTGGCCTTCGTTTTCCCAGAGCGAGGGCTTTTTTGTTGCACAAAAATAGCACCTCACCGTTTGGCGGAGTGCTCGGGTAAATAAAAAGACACCGAAGCGTCTTCTACGGATTTCCTCGTTGCTCTCACGGCATTGTTCAGAATACGTGTTACGGTCTTTAGCTTTTTCATCATGATTGCGTCGTATTGGCACTGAGTGTACAAGCCGGGAGAAACTCCAAAATGAAGGACCTTTAGGGCATCCATTTTGCTATTACGTTAATAGAACGACACTGCATTTCTGGGCACTGCTCTTGGTATGTTTGCGCCTGTTGCTTATCTGCGCACAACAATAGGTTATCAAAAATGGTGTGACTTTTTTGTTTCTGCAAAACGTTTATCCACCTTCCACATAATTGTGGCTGACCCTACATCCGAAAGAAAACTAACAGCTAAGTCGCTAGTCAATCTGCCTGACGTATACTGAACGGTATCCTGAACCCACTTATAGTATCTGTGATATAGTCCTGGGCCAGCATGAAGAAAATCGTTTCTAGACAAATTGTATTCGTGATATTCGCTGTCAAGACTTTTCCTTAGCTCACGAACATCTGTCAGGTCTTCGCGCGTTAATGGTCGATTTCTCTTCATTAGTTCACTCGCACGCCGGTTATAAGCGTCAATCCTATCTGACAGTTCTTCGATCGTTGGCTCGCTCTTCCTAAAGTTAATCGGTTTCATTTCAATCACCTCAAAAAAATAGTACTCCAGCATGAGCTGGAATACTACATTGAGGTGAGTGTAGACGGCAGGGCTTGAACCTGCACCCACGCAATTATAAGTTGCGCGCTCTACCGATTGAGCTACATCTACGTAAGCGAGCAGACGGAGTTGCACCGCCCGTTTCAGCGTTGCTTAACCGGTTTCAATGCCTTCCCTTGTCTGCTGATCGCATAATTGATGGCCGAGACCTAAACTAGCGCCATCATGAGCACGCCTGCTGCGCGTTCCAGTATTTGCCGTTTGTATCGACAATGCAACTGGCAGGAGTCGAACCTACCCGCCGGAACGTCTTCCGGGTTCCCACTAGCCGGAGCTTCAGTTGCTGCTCGCTCTCCCAGTGTCAGATGGGGTCATCGCAAGCTGTGTCCGGTCGCTAAACTGGACAATGTGGCATGCGGGAATCGAACCCGCCTGACCATCTCAGCCAGTCCTCATTGCCACGCCTTGCCACAGCTTTATCATCACCATGGCTCGGAGGAAAAATGCGGTGCTTTAGGATCGCTCCCTTGGCACAATACAATCATAAGGGATTCCTTTTTTAGTTCGCCACTCATTTATCAATCAATTAGTCCTCAAATAGTCCTCATTCATCGATCATTTATTGCTCACTACTTTTTCTGGGTGTGACGCCAAAGTACCAGGCCGCTGCTAACAACGCATTTTTCTTTCTGCGTGTGTAGGTTGCTGCAGATATATCGAGAATATTCATTGCATCACCGTCTGGCGTGTCTGTTTCGGGCCCATCGCAATAGCGCACTCTCAATAAACGCTGATGTGATTGTTTCGGCATTGATGCAATACAATTGTCGCACCAGTCGCAGAACTTACGTGCCGATTCTTGTCTCTCCAAACGCTGCTGTGCATACAGCGGACGCTGAACAGTGCTGGCAGAAGTTCCGTCTCCCCATGCACTAGTGATCTTTGGATTGACTGGCGCCTTTATGAATCCACGCTCTGCTCGGTATTTATTCAGAATATCTTCAACTGCTTCCCGATCCTTTTCATCGCTAATTGATAAAAGCTCCATCACAAGCGCCACTCCTTATGTTATAATTATTTTGCGGATAATTAAGTGTCAGGCGTGCCTTCGTGGTGCGCTTTTTTATTTGCTTTCAGGAGGCCGAATGAGATCCCATGGATCAATCCCAGCTCCATATGCGATTTTGTCCAAAGTGTTGAGTGAAACACTGCCATTACCAGAGATTGCATATTGAAGCGTGGTGATGGGTATTCCGATCTCTTTTGCATATGTGGCTTGTGTCATGTTCAGATCGTATATATTCTTCCTAAGGTTTTCGGCCAATGCTCGTTTGCTGTCCAAATCATTCATCTCCTACTTAGTTTTCCAGTTAGCCCACATCCACATTGCAACACCTGCGATTAACAACATGACGGCAATCATTGCTTTCCCTCCAGCCTGCGTCCGCACATCGGGCAATAATTAATCACGATTGGATCATCAACCTCAGCATTATCAAAGCCAACAGCTTCGCATGTGTGCATTGCTGCACCGTTTATTTTTTTAGGCTCGATTCTATCCCATTCATTTCCACCAGTCATACCGATTCGAAGGAAGTTGCCAAGTTCTGATTCAATGAGCTTATGTGGTTCATGGCAGTATAGGCAGTCCGTGTCGCCGTCACTGGCTGCAGCGTAACGGGCGCTTAGGTCATCGTAGGCCATCTCCCAACTACTACCCTGCTCGCCGAACTCTTCCAATGCTCTCAATGCGTCCTCAAATACGTCCTGTTTAGTTTCATTAGTCATGCTCGGTCACCTCCAACTGTTCTCTGTTGTAATTGATTTGGTGTATGTCTTCATGGTGATGTACTCCTACTCAAATTCGATTGCTGGTGTGTTCAGGTACTCAATCAAGCCAAGGCGTTCCAACCGCTCATGGTTGAGACGCTCGCAGTATAAATCTGCTTCGTACTGAGAACTGAATTCCTTGATTTTGGTTTCGCCATTGCGGCCAACAATTTTGAATTTCATTTTTTTATCAATCCTCTCCAGTTGGCTCATTTCTTTAAAATGTTTACTCATTTTTCGTCCTCTACTTTCGTATGCTTGTACAAAGTTCCTTTGATGTCCACGTACACCGGCTCACCGGTCACTTGGCTGATGTAAACATCGTCTACTTCCGGCTCCATTGGCCAGCCTCCTTCAATCGATTTCTTCGACTTCAACTCTCGGGTTAGCTTTGTCAATAAAGAACCGATCTCGCAGTTCTACAATGTGATCCCAGTTGTCGTTTTCTAAAAATTCAGCCTTTTGCATGCCGTCGAAGATAAACTTGTGCTGAAACGCGATGTTGTCCGGGTCTGTTCGCTTGTCATACCAGTACCAGTCGAAACTTAGAGGTTTTCCCCATTGAAATTTCACGCCCTGATTCATCGCTTTTCTCACAGCCAACATTACCGTTTCCGTTGCTTGTTTCTTGACTTTTGCTCCGCCGAACATGTTGCCTCGTTCAACCTTGATGTACTGGTTAAGAGTCATGAGGGGCAATGGAATAATGATCCTGTTCACGCTGGCTTCACGTCCTTCAGATAGTATTGACGTTGCTTGCCGTCAACCATCTCAACCGTTGTGATTAGCTCTTTAGACGCGTTGCCATCAAAAATAACCGGCTTGTTAATATCTTGCCTTGTTCCCCTAGCGTTGTATCGTTCAATCCTGATGATTCGTGCCACACCGCCAAGATCACGCACGCCCATGAATACTCGATCAGGAACCACAACCAGATCGCCGACGTTCACTGTTGATTTAATTGCTTGCATTTAGAATGCCTCCTGTTTAATGCTCGGTTTCATTGAAAAATCTAGTGTTGCGAAATGCTTAGCTAGCCACAATAAACGCAGCAAGCTCCCCGATACGCCACCGTCAGCACAGATACTCTCTGACGCTTCGCAAATCATGCGCGTATCAGCGTGAATAACAGCGCCTAAAAGTACGATAATGTCTTGCCACTGTGCTTCGGTAACGTCTAGGTAGCCTTGATCATAATCGCTTTCAATGTCAGCTATCGTTTGATTCAAGGTCGTTTCGTATGCCATCAGCCGCTTATCCAAGCGTTGCAAATATCTATTCGTCATTTCTTCGGCTGTCACGATCTTTTCCCCCTTACGTCGGTTAGCTTTTCAAAATTCAAGGTGCAATCTTTTGATTTTGGAATAATTCGACTGATGAGTTTGCTGTTGTACATGCGTTCTAACTCATCCATCTCGTTGTTAGTTGTGATGATTGTTGATAGACGAGGCATGTTACTCTCAAAATCAAGGCGGGCATTTGCAACGCGATACATCAGCTCTTGCATGTCACGTCTCACTGGCTTGATGTCGAGTTTCATACCGCCTTCTGTGCCGAAGTCGTCCAGCAACAGAACGCCAGCCTCTTTCATTGCCCGCTCAATGCCTGCCAAGCGCTTGCGAACGTCTGGCGCGTCGTATTGCAAGCTCATTAGGTTACTCAGCTCTGCTGTTGAAATAAACAGTCCCGACTGGCCTTGATCGCGCAATCTGGTTAGCATTGCTAAGGCCAAGGACGTTTTACCCGTCCCACGCGGTCCAAACAGAACCACGTTCTTAGGCACTTCCGCCATTTGCTTGGTCAGGTTGTATGCACGATTCCCCAGATTCCTAGAGTTTTGCTGATCCGTTTGTAGTTCAGGCTGCCATTTTTCGAACGTAAACTTAGCCGGAACGTTTCCGGGGAAGACTGAGTAGCGATAAATGGCACGTGCCTTTTTACGGTTCAATGCGGTCATGGAGCGTTCGTAGAAGCGCTGTTCAATCTCGGCCTGAGTTGGCAGCTTGCTAACGTCCATTCCTCGCTTTTCGATTATTTTTTGCATGTCCGCACGTGTGAATAGGCCTTTAGTCGACTCCATATCCCCAGTTCTCCTTTGTTTCCGTGTGCTCTACCCGTCTACCAGATGAAAACTTGCGATTTGCTTGAGCTGCCATGGTGTCGTACTTCGATCTCAGCTTTGATGCGCTTAGAATGTTTGTTTGCCAGAATGAATTGAACTGACACCAGTCAATCATTTTATGAATCTTATCGAATGGCCGATGATCCAACTCGTGCATCTTTCTAATGTCATCAGCCCAAGACTGTAAGTTTGGTTTTCGGTGCTCTGGGTTGTTACCTTTGATCTTCGACCATAGATAAACAGCTTCGATCATTTCAGGAGAGTCGTCAGCGTATTCACGCTTGCGGGAATGGTGACTATCTTCTTTCTTTTCCTTCTTCTCCTTCTCTTCCTTCTTGTTTGTTGACACTTGATTGACAGTTGATTGACGTTTGATTGACACTTGATTGTCATTGTCCTGATAGTCACACCACTTAGATATTGATATGACGCTGTATTTTGTGTTTGATTTGATTGTCAACATTCCGTTGTTTTCAAATTTCTTAACCCATCTCCATACCTGACGCCATGACACTTGATTGTCACGTCGCACACCATCATTCATCTCAAACGCCAGTGCGTGGGCTCCTGTCACCAGTTCTCCGCTTGTCACGGATACTTCTTGACCGTTGAATAAGAACTTGCTAGGAGCATGATTTGCTTTCATCAAAATCAGTAGCCAAAGTTTCAACTGATTCGCGTCAGTCCATACGAAGGACTGGCGTATTTTCCGATATACTTTGATCCAGCCTCCGTCTGCCATGTCATCACCTCAAATCAGAATGGAATCGTAAATAGCTCATAGCCGTCTACCTCAGTGTCACCACGTTCAAGCGCGTCACCGATATATTCGGGGCATCTGCCAAGGAAACGACACGCTTCCGATCGGCTGTAAAAATATCGAATCTGACCAGTCGGCGGATCTCGCAATACGACAGGAACTGCTGCCTTGTTAAGCTTATGCTCATATGCATGCATCAAGTTCCCACGTGGAGTGATCCATTCCAGATTATCGGCATTATTATTTGACGGGTTTCCATCGATGTGGTTGACATCTGGCAAATTATCAGGGTTGGGATGAAAAGCCAAGCAGACAAGCCGATGAACTAAAAACTGCTTACAAGCACGAGATTTCCATAATGTTACGCGCTTATATCCACCTTTATCCGTTTTCTGTTTAAGCGTTCTGCCTTGCCATTTGCGTTCGTAAGTGGTGCCATTTCGAACTGTCACAGTTGTTTTACCAGGGACGGTTCGAATCTGTCCACGATCAGAAACTTGATAAAGATGCTCATATGAAGGAATGTCTTTCCAATTTTCCATTTTTAATTACCTCTTTTAAGTCAGAATGGAAGATCGTCACTTACGTCTATTGGTTGACCATTGTTGGCAAATGGATCGGCTGCATTGGTTTGGTTTGCTTGTGCTTGTGTACCGAAAGACGGATTAGAATTTGAAACAGATGCAGCTTTGCTATCTTTCCAGCGGTGCTGAATCTGCGGGAAATCCGTTGGCTCCCACTTCTTGATATGCGGATAGGTTTTACCGTTGTATTCTTCGTTTTTGACGGTAACTTTAACAGCATGGCCCGTGAAATCTGCAAGCATCGCCGCAAGATCAGCCCACTTCTTATGGTCTGGAATGCCAGCATTTTTGCCAATCATGAATAGGTATCCCATTGCATACTCTCCGGTGTCTTTCTTTGGATATTGGTTGTCGAAGATATGCTTGTCCTGATATTTCTGTGGAACGTCATTGCGTACAATTAGATCAAACTTGATAAACTCACGATCTTTGTAGTTGTCAAATCCAAAGCGGTTAATAACGCATTCATATACACCATCTTGAATGTCGCCATTTCCTTCTGCTGCTTGTGAGTAGTCCATTGTGATAGCCATGTTTTAGTCCTCCTGTTTGACTGATTTTTCCTGATTTCCAAATTTGAATAGCTCGTTAATTGGCACCAACTTTCGATTGTCTAATCTGTTTTTAGCAAAGATTGCATCGGTTCCCTCAAGAATGACGCCACGGCCATCAGTCTTGGGATTAACTACTACGCGTCCTACAACGTCCGTCAGTCCTAATAGTCCGTCACGTACGCTGTCACGAATTGCTGGTGCATACTGGCTGAATGATTGCCCAGTTTCGCTCGTAACATCTCGTGTGTTTTCCCAAGCAGTTACTAGCACGTTTACTGGTGCGTCCATGAAGATCATGGTCATGATACGGGAAAAGTAATTTGTCCATCTTGAGTAATCCTGAAGCTCGTTGCCAATGCCGTTTTTACTGTGCCTGCCCATCTCGACAAACCAGTCTTTTTCGAACGCTGATACGTTGTCGATCACCAGATTGTCATATCCCGAAACACGTTCAGCCAGATTTTTCAGAAATTCTTTCCATTCTTCGCTTGGCTTGCTTCGGTCAAATGGTTGCACATCAATGTTCGTTGCACCGGATAGCACTTTGGAACTGTCATCCAGATCTAGCACGAGTGTTTTGCCATCAAGGTTGCGAATGGCTGATGTCTTGCCGACACCAGGCTTTCCATAAATCAAAACTCGCCAGTTCTTTGTTCGATCAATTGCAGATGCATGTTTAATTGGCTGCATCTACCGCACCCCCATTAATGCCCGAAACGGGTCGTAAATATTTTCGATTGAAACCCCATAGTATTCAGCCAACTGTGCCGCTAGTTCTGCACTAACTTTGTGAATTCCGCGTTCCCACATACTTACTGCTTGGCGTGTTACACCGAAGTGCTTGCCAACATCGCCCTGGGAAAGCCCGGCTTCAATGCGTGAAAGGCGAAGATTGGCTGCAATACCTTTTGCATCAATGGACATTTACCGCACCCCCAGTGACACGTTTTCGACCAGTCGTGCGTTTGGTACCTCACGGCCAGCTTGTAATGCCTTCTTCAAGTCGGATTTGTTGACCATCAATGTGGTCTTAATGAACTCTGGTGGCAACTTATTCGGGTCTTCTGGTGCTTCCACGCTCACTGTTCTGCGTGTGTAAATGCTGAACAGTGGTGTATGAATGTGTTCACGACCAGTTTCAACCATCGCTTGCACCAATCGTGATTTGATTGTCGCAGCGTTTTTCTTGGCACTTGTCTTGCGTTCCTGCAGACGTTTGATCTCGGCGTCCATCTCTTTGACGTCTGCTTCGACTGATTTATAGACTTTGACATAGCCAACAGCCTTATCGTCAAAGTCACCCTCAACCATTTCCATCGTGTCAGCAATCGCTTGTGGATCAGCGTTGCCACTTTCTGCCAGTCGTTGCAAACTGGTCAATTTGTCTGTTAAGTCGTATAATACTGACATATAATATTTTCCTTTCTATCAGTCGTTGGTCTGCATACCAGCGGCTTTTTTCATGGCTTGTTTGATAATGAATAGGATTGCGTGTGCGCCATCTTCTTGACCCATCGCATACGTTTGATGAGGGTCTGTGTTGTTCGGACCATAGTCAGTGGCAATCTTGTGATATTCGGCGATCTGGCGGTTAGATTCAGCTAAAATGTGCTCGTATTCCTCATTGGTCATCACGTCATCCCCTTAGTTTCGCTAGTCGTGCACGTAGCTTTGAATTCTCGGTAAGTAGCATCTTTGCAATTGGTGTGTGGTTGCCGCGCATAATGTCTAACGTTAATTTGTTGTGTTCGTTCAGCAAATCACCAATGGTTCGTTCTGCTTCATTCAATCCACTGCCTCCATCCTTTTGAAATCGTTGCGCCGATCATGACGCCAGCCGCTACCAATAGCAGGTAACACCATATCGGTGCGGTGGGCGTCAGCAAAACATACAATAGTGTTTGTAACATCAGCTCCAGCCTCCCTTCTGAATCTGCTGCCAGTTTTTGTCTATCCAGTAGCTCATTTCACGTGCTTTGATTAAATACGGACTACCATGTCCTTTTGACCAGCGCACAGGGCCTCCGTGCTCAGCATCAAGTTGCAATCGATTTGGCTTGATCACCTTGTCTTTGACATAATCGACTTTGCGATGTAGCTCTTTGGCAACATCGGTGATGGTCCAAGTCTTACCGCCAAGATCCATACGCCAATTTTCTGGAGGCGTGATAGGCCGAATATCTAATTTTGTTAGCGGCACAGCATTTCCTCCTTTCATGTGATCGCCTCTTGACGGATAATGAAACCAGAAAGGAGGTGAACAATATGAGCGAATTCTTTAAAATAGCAACGTTTGCATTTACCTTTATTACTGTGGCATTTTTGCTTCTTGACCACGTAAAAATATATTTATCTTCACGAGTTAGATTTAATTTAATACTGTCTGATTTTGAAGTCCTAGAGGAAGCCCAAGTTGTCAAAATGGATATGGTTATCGTCAACCATTCGTCTAGCAATTTAGCGATTATTGCAATGTATTATTTGGAGGATGGTAGTGAAGACACCATCAAGAGATTATTCCCACCAAATTGGTCAAGCAGATATGTTGCTCCAATTGATGAAACCAGCAGGTACTTCAAAAAGCTTTCAAAAGAAGATAAACTTGTCATTGGAAATGCTGGCGGAATGGCACTTGGCAAACGCGAATATAAGATGGTAGGATTACCGGAACTTGATACATTTCCTATAAATATGAATGGATATTCCGCTATTGATTTAAACTTGAGCTTTCAAGCGTCAGGCATGCGCCATCTTTTCGATCCCGGTCTGATGAAACATACCTTCTTGGTTATTACCTCTAGAGGGGTGTTTAAGAAAACATTCACAGCGTATGCAGCACGTATAATCCAGCAATAATCATGGCAGGTACGCCAAAAATGCATGCCACCAATCCCAAAATTGACATCCAGTCATGGAATTTAACGATGGAATAAACTGTGAGAGCGATTAAAGGCAAGACTGCAATCGCTGTTGAAAAGCAAAGAACTGCGAGCATGATGTTCATAATTACCATAGCTATCAACGACCTTTATAATTAATCAAGAGATGCTAACTTGCTTTGCAAGCTCCGTGCTGCCCATATCAGTGCGGGGCTTTTTTTCTTCGTTCATACTGCCATCCCCTTTTGTAGAAACTTGTTGATAAAATACTGCTGGCCTTTGCCGGTCACCTTGGTAGTCTTGGTGATCCGCACGCTGCCGTCTGGGTTCTGGAATGTACGTTCCTTGATATCGAACAGCTCCAAGTCCATTGCCCGTTGTGTCGGCATGTTGCGGCGATCTCCACTGCCGATCAGGTATCCGTGTTCCCGCAGCCAAGCGAACAACCTATTCTGGCCAATATCCACACCGTTCTGGCGTATGAGCTTGGCTAAGTCACCGATGAGAATGCTCGTATGGCTGGTGGCTACCGCGTCTGCAAACAACGCTTTAGGCTTCATTGTTTCGTTATCAGCCGTAAGTTCCGCTGTTTTTGCTTGTTCGTCCTTTAGCTGCGTTGCCAGATTGATAATGAAGTCTGGATTATAGATGGCCTTCTCAATCGTTTCAGGCGTCATATAGGCGCCATGCTTGCGGATTGATGGAAGGACTTCATGCGTTACCCAACGGTTAAAACGTTTGGCCGCTGGTTTTCGACTAGCACCAATCAGTTTGTATAGCCCCGGTTCGCTGATGAAATTGGTCTCGCCTGATAAGCCCCCTAAGTTAAACTTAGTCACCTCATCGCCGTCTAATGATTTCAACGCTACCGTTGTGTTTGTTAGTTTCAGTGCATTCGTAACATCCGGTGCTGAAAACCAGATAATGCCGTTTGAGCTGACAGTCCGAATTTGGTTATCCTCGAACTGAAATAGTTGTAGTTCGTTCATATCTATACCGCCTCCTTTACCGGGTACTTCGGTTTTTCCGAAGTTGGTGACAAAAAAATATCCCCAACCGAAATCCCTAAAGCCTTTGCAATAGCCTCTAAGTTCTTATAACTGGCTCCGCGAAGACGATCAATATCACGCTCATAGTTATTAATCGTTTTCACTGTTAAGCCAGACTCAGTCGCCAGCTCATTGACTCGCATGTCTCGAATTCCGCGCCATTGACGAAGCGTAAATTTCTCAGGTTTTTCGTTCATTGCTGTTTTCTCCTTTCGTTCTTTATGTCTATATAATACAGTTCGGTTTTTCCGAAGTCAATAATAAAATTCTGTTTTTCCGAAATTAAATTCGGAAATATATTTCCGTTTTTCCGAAGTGGTGGTATAATGTTCCTATAGAAATGAGGAGGAACTTGACATGTTTGCAAAAAATCTAAAGTATCTGCGTGCAAAACGCGGCTATGATCAGCAGACATTCGCTGAAATGATCCACCGAAGCGTTTCTACCGTCAGTGAATGGGAGTCTGGCAAGTATACTCCAAAAGCGGGAATCCTTGCTGATATTGCCAATATGTTCGGTGTAAAGTTAGACGACATGATGAATAAAGACTTGTCGAAGAGTGCTGACAACACCGTGATTGAGAAAACTACAAATACAATGCGAAAACTCCACCCTGCACGTCAGCGGAAAGTGTACACGTACGCGGAAAATCAGCTCAATGAGCAGCAAAATCCAGATAACGTTGTCAGCTTAGATGAAGTGCGTGTAGAACGTAATCTCGATGAACCAGAGTTAAATGTTGAGGTTGATGGTATTGTGGCCGCTGGATATGGTGCCTTTAATGATGATCGCTATGAACCAATGGACACAGTTAAGATTCCAGACAGTGCTATTCCGTCTCACTACGATTACTGCTTTAAAGTTGTCGGTGACAGTATGTCTCCTTACTACGAGGATGGTGAATTTGTATTTGTTCAGAAAACACAAGATGTTACTAACGGTATGATCGCTGTAGTTGACATTGATGACATGACATTCATCAAAAAGCTGATATTAGAGCAAGACCGTCTGTGCCTTCGGTCATTGAATGATGACGTAGATGAAAAAACTGGCAAACGTATCTACCCAGATTTCTACGCTGACGACACAGACAATATTGATGTGATCGGTAAAGTTGTTGGGTCATATGCATTCAATTAATCTTACGTCCAAACCCTGATCGACGTTAAAAGCTGGATTTTTTGGAGGGATTCATTATGAAGAAGCTAGTATTAGTGTCTGTTGCGTTGCTTGCGTTGGCATTGGCTGGTTGCAGTAGTTCTGCTAATAGCAACAGTTCAAGTAGCAATAAGGTGTCTGTTGCTAAAGGACAAAATACATCTAGTAGTAAAGGGTCTTCAGACAGCTCAGAAAAGATTACTTACAATTACCAAGACGTATCTGTATTAAGCAAGGCAACATACCCCGTAAGCTATTCTGATAATTCTTGGGCGGGAACAACCGTTGGAATTGACAAGGTAACCGTTTATCGTGTCAAACCATTCACGGATGCAAGTAAGAAAACCTATCAGGGGTTAGTCACCGCTCACTTTAAAATTCATACAACTCGTGATATTTCAATCTACCCGAGTCAGGGCACATTGGTAACTTCTGACGGTCAGCAAGTAGATGGCACCAACTTTAGTGGTGATGATTTTGACGGGCAAATTTCTAAAGATGTAGATCGCGACGGCACTGTCGTTTGGGCACTAGAAAAAATGGATGATCCTAGATCGTTAAAGACTATCCGACTTAAGTGGAGTGCAAATTACGACACCGATGACATGGAAGACGACAATGCCAACAAAGATTACGATGCCACCATTAACCTTCAGTGACTTGTTTCTTCCCCCACGCAAGCGGCGTCCCCGTGCAAGCCGGATAGTGGGGCTGGATGCAAAATAATAAGCGCCTACCCCACCGACCAAAGTGAACGGGTAGACGCCTAAAAAATACTCGGAGTCATAAGACTCTTTGTATTCACATTTTAACACAGGAGGACAATAATATGGCGGTATTCAAGCGAGCTAACCGAAAAAGTAAGCCTTGGGGATTCCAGTATTCATACAAAGTGGATGGCATCTCCAAGCAGAAAACATCATTTTACAAAACACGAAAAGAAGCTAAGGCTGCTGAGGCAGAGTACCTCACTTCTACTGGCGGATCTGTAAAAATCGATCCAGTGATCACTTTCGCAGATTGGTATGACAAGTGGTTGCATACCTACAAGATACGTTCTGTGTCCGAACTGACGATGACCAAGTATGCAACTTCGGGTACAATCATCAGAAACTACTTCAAAGACCTTAAATTAATTGACTTAACGCGCATGATTTATCAACAGTTTATTAACAACTATATTGATGACGGTTACGGCCACAAGCACGCAAGGCAATCAGTCCAGAAACTACATTCGCATGCTCATCAAGCAATCATGGCCGCAGCAGACGAAGGCTTGATTAGGCGCGATTATGCCGCTCATGCAGAACTAGGTGGTACCGCAGGCCGATCAGAAGACACAAAATTTCTCGAAGCTGATCAGTTCGAGAAACTGCGAGATTATGTTGATCAATTTGCCAACCCGCAACGAATTGCTCTCATGATGGTTCAGACGGCCATATACTCTGGCGCTCGGCTTGGAGAAATTGGGGGCTTAACGTGGGAAGACATTGATGAGAAGAAGAGCACCATCAGTATCGACAAGACCTTCAAGTACAGGTTTGTCATTCGCAACGCAGATGGTAGCTGGCCAGAACGTGAAAAAGTCTTCGGTCCGACCAAGACTCCTTCAAGTGTTCGTACTATCAAAGTAAGCCCAGTTCTTATCGCTAGCCTCCATAAGCTCATATTGGCTGACAGAATAAAAGCGATTAACAATCCGTACCATTTACTGTTTCTTGGGCCGACTGGCTTGCCAATATATAGCAATGGTGTCAACAAGGAGCTTCGCCGTGCTCTAAAACATCTTGGCATTGAGCGTCCTGGGTTCGGTTTCCACGGATTGCGGCACACGCATGGCAGCTACCTGCTTTATAAAGGTCTTGATATTCAATACGTATCACACCGCCTCGGACACGAGAACGTCGGCATTACCACCAAGATCTATACGCATCTACTGGACGCGATGACACAGAAGCAAGACGAAAAAGCACTGAATGTATTGTGACTCAAAATCGAACCAGAGAACACGGCTCAATGTCAAATGCCGCAAGGCCTACAGCACACATTCAATTTTAGATCACGAACCATTTTCCTAAAAAATCGCAATTTCAGGCTATTTGGTTCGATGTGGTTCGATGGATTATATTTTTTAGGGGTTTTTCGGAGTTCAGATAAGAGCAAGAATTCCGGTTTAAAGCCATTTCTGAGCACTAAAAAAGCCCCTAAAAGGGGCAAATATACCGGTGATCGGGGTATCAAGGAATATATACATGCTGATATGATTGCATTTATGGCAAAAAGTGGTTCGATGTGGTTCGACGCTTTAAACGACAACACACTTTATTGTAATAGGTAGAAACACGTTTTAAGAGTTCAGAAATGTTGGCACAAAAATAAGCCTCCCGCCATTGCTGGTAGGAGGCATTTTTGTTACCTGATATATCAGTATTCTTCTCCGTCCCAGCCACGTAGACCAGGAGGACCGCAAACGGCTGATTTATGCTCCAAGGCCATTGTCACAGACTGAACGGAGGTAACAGCATCTATAAGTTCATCAGTTGAATGCTTGTCTGAAGCGGAATCCAGCAACTCTGAAACGGCTCTCATTAAGTCACGTCTCACATAACTTTGCTCAATAACTCGTGCTTGATCAATTTTTTTAGACATATGCACTCACCTTATTTAAATTTTTTGGTTTCAACGGCAACCCATTACCTGATGTATAGGCTTTCGCCCGGATAGATTAGGCTATAGATTGATTTGCCGTTGTTGGCGGCTAACGTGTACATGCTGATGCCGTACTTTCTGGCAATGCTCCAGAAGCTATCACCATAGCGGACTGTGTAGTACGTGTGACTTGATACGGACACTGAGTAGCCACCAGAGACACGCAATACATCGCCTGGGTGAATCACGCTGTAGATTGACTTGCCGTTGTTAGAAGCCAAAGTATACATGCTCATGCCATAATTGTAAGCAATCGACCACCAACTGTCACCAGACTGAACCGTGTATGACGAGCCAGAGCTTACTGATGGCACACCGGTCGTTGTCAGCAACTCAACATTGCTACGATTGATCCAGCTCATGATGCCACCAAGCAATACGTTTGATCCAGATACTTGCTGCACGGTGTACGTCTTGCCCTGAACCCAGCTAGGCATTGCGACACCATTAGCCCAACGGGTTGTACCGAAGTTTACCTTAACACTATCGCCAACTTTGATCTGGCTAAGCGTGGTGTTATTAGCTTGCTGGCCTGCGTTGGTTGCCGGTGTATCGGTTGATGGCTTGACGTAGGTCTTGCCGCTGTCAGTTGTCGTGCTACCGTTGTAGCCTGAATCAGTGATGCCGGTTAGATCAACATTTCCGTCAAGACCGCCAGCGCGATAGGTGGAAGTGAACTGGAAGATACCTACATTGTCAAAACTAGCCATAGTTCGGAACAGTGGTTACATTGTAGTCAGGATATTCCGCAAGCCATAACTGATAGCGGCTGGCAATCTGTGACAAGTCAATGTGACTCATCAAGAAGCTCTTATAGCCGTACAGCATTGGTGTGTAACCAGCATCGCGGATATAGTCGAGTGCCCACCGCAACGTTGCTGTATTTGTAGAACCAGATTCGTAGTCAAGTGCAACAATAGAACCCTTTGGCGTCTG